ATGGATGAACTCGTTAAGGTTGTGAATGATTTCCCCGAACTTAAGGGAAACTTGCGACCTCTTGAGAGAATGGAGACTGTAGCAGGCATTGATGGATTGAGATTCATAGATAAAATGGATCCTAATACATCAGTTGGCTTTCCACTTTCAGGTTGTAAGAGTAAGTTTCTGACTTTCTTGGATCCCGCAGAGCATGAAACTCACCAAAATCCGGTTGAACTGGACCAGAAATTTTGGGACAGATCCATCGAGATGGAGGTGGAATATGCTGCGGGCAGGAGATGTTATCCAGTATTCAAAGCATGTCTTAAGGATGAAGCTACTAAGCTGACTAAGGACAAAGTGAGAGTATTTCAGGGATGCCCGATTGCGATGCAACTACTAGTAAGAAAATATTTCTTACCTGTGGCTCGTATCCTGTCGGTGTTTCCCCTGATTTCGGAGTGTGCTGTTGGCGTGAATGCCGACGGTCCGGAATGGGAACAACTTTCTAAGCATATATCCAAGTTTGGCGAGGATCGAATCCTCGCAGGAGACTATAAGACGTATGACCTTCGAATGCCAGCTCAGTTGATGTTCGCTGCATTTCGTGTGATGATCGAAATTGCGCGAGCATCTGGCAACTACACTGCCAAAGATCTTGCCATTATGCATGGCATCGCGACAGACATTTGTTATCCACTTATGGCATACAATGGAGACTTGATCCAGCACTTTGGATCGAATCCATCAGGTCAGAATTTGACCGTGTATATTAATTCCATAGTGAATTCTTTACTGTTTAGGTGCGCTTACTATCACATATACACGAACCGTGAGGTTCCTGTGTTTCGTAAGGTTTGCGCGCTGAGTACATACGGAGATGATGCAAAGAGTTCTGTACGTAAGGGGTATGATGAGTTCAATCACATTAGTGTAGCCAGTTTTTTGGCTGAACATGATATGATTTTTACCATGCCCGACAAAGAATCCACCCCCATTCCCTATATGAGAGATGAGGACGCAGATTTTCTGAAGCGTTCGAATTTCTTTCATCCGGAGTTACAACGGATTGTGGGGAGGAAAGCAGAAGAGTCCATCTTTAAATCGATGTACGCTAATCTGAAATCGAAGAACGAGACCAAAGAACAAGTTTCGATGAGCACCTTAGATGATGCCATCCGGGACTATATGTTTTATGGACGTGAGATGTATGAGAAGCGACAATCGCAATTGAAAGAAGCGGCAATCTTGGCCAAAATTGACCATGGATGCACGCAATTGGACGTTACCTATGACG